CGCGCCGGCGGCGCGGCGGCGGCGGGGGGCGGGGGGGGGCGGCGGCCCCCGCCCCGAAGCCTCCGTTCGCCAGGATCGGCGGCCAGGTCGCGAAGTGGTGGAACAACGACGAGTCAGGCAAGGCTCCGGGTGACGTCATGCCGCCCGTAGTCGTCCGACTCGTCCCCAGCCGGCACGGCGTCGAGCTCGCCAAGGGCATCGAGCCGTCGTCGATGACGTTGCAGACCGACGAGAACGGTATCCTCCAGCCGGTGGACATCGTCGCCGGCGGACCCGGGGCCACGCCGAACTGGCGGTTCCCCTACCGGGTCTTCGTAGACGCCTACTCGCAGCACGGGACGGGCGCCAACAATGCCCAGCCGAACCCGCCGAAGGACGACGGCACGCCGGCCGGGCACCTCGAGGGCATCTTCAACCCGCAGCAGGGTGGCCGGTACGACGTCATGAAACTCGTCGGCAGAGAGTTCCCCTTCAACGCGGACCTTCTCCTCCAGACCGTCGGCGAGTCCGCGTCCTTCGATAACCCGCAAGGCCCGTCCAGGGTCAACGACACCGGGTGGATGGACATCGTCGAAGGCGCCGGTAAGGGGAAGTTCAAGTGGCGTGTACTCAACGGGTACGTGATTGTCCAACCCAAGCTCGAATGGCAGAACCTCGACAAGAACGACGCGGTCGGCAGGTGGGTGCGGCTCGTAGACATTCCGAAGAGCGTGAAGGTCGCGTCCCGCGTCTCCTACCCGACCCTCCGCCTCATCCCCAACCGTGTGGACGGGGCCGTCGAGGGAGACAACTCGGTGGTGGAGATATGGCCGAACAACACGGTCGTCATGCACGCAACCCAAGGCGGCGGCAGGATCATCCCCACCGTGATGGCCCCCGTCGAGCGCCCCAACCAGGCATGAACGACTACCACAGGACCATACTCCTGGTCCTGTGGCTAGTCCTGCTCACTTTGATCACAATAGAAATCAGTTAGGAGGGTGAGTATGACGAGCGTGCAGGAGTACGCGGCCCGCGAGGCCAGGTACATCTGCGAGAAACGCAACCCTGGCGTCGGCTACTCCCAGACGAACCGGTGGTCGTGGTACGACCGGTGCGACGACCAAGGGTGGTTGAACCAGACCGCCGAGGGGGACTGCTCCAGTCTCGTCACCGGCGCGTACAACATCGCCAAGCATGTTCTGCTCGGCGCACCGTACGTGCGGGACGGGTCCCAGGGAATGTTCCCCGTGTCGGGTGCGACATGGACGGGGACGATCCCGGGGCTCGCGCTGGAGAGAGGGTTCATCGACCGGGGTGACGCCTGGACGGGGACGACCCCGGACGGCGGGTTCTGCCGGGGTGACCTGCTCATGGCCGACGGCCACGTCGCTATGGCCGTCCTCAATGCGGACGGTTCCTTCAACCCGTGGAACCCCGATATCGCGGACATGTGGATCGACTCCACCGGTGACATCTACGGGTCCGCCGGTGCGGACGGCTCCGAGGATGACGACACGGGGTCCGAGTCGTCGATCCGCGCCTACCTGGAGCACCCGTTCACCCGCCGGGCGAAGTGGACGACGTGCCTGTCCTATGACGGGCCCGGGTCCAGCGGCAAGCAGTCGTCCGAGGTGGAGAAGCCGAAGCCGCAGGCGCCCTCCAAGCCTGACTGGCGTGGGTCCATGGTCGGCATGGACATCAGCATGCACCAGGACGGCATCAACGTTGGTGCGTCCGGCGCGGAGGCCGTGTTCGTCAAAGCCACCGAGGGTAGCGGGTACACGGATCCGTGCTTCCGTCAGCATGCGGACGCCGTCCTCGCCTCGGGCAAGCCGCTGGGCTTGTACCACTTCTCCTGGAACTCGGCCAACAGTGTTGCCGAAGAGGTGGACACGTTCCTGGGGGCGGTCGGCCCATACCTCGGGAAGGCCGTCCTGTGCCTCGACTTCGAGGACCCGAACGGCGTTTGGAATGTTGCCTGGGCCGAAGAGTGGCTCGACACCGTCAAGGCCAGGACCGGATACACACCGATCATCTACATGTATGCGAACGCCGCGACCACCTACGGGTGGGAGTCCGTGGCATCCAAGTACTGGCTGTGGATCGCCGGGTACCCGGGTGATTCGCCCAGCAACCTCATGAACGTGTCCTGCCCCTACGACCCGGGCCACGGATGGTGGCTCTTCGGATGGCAGTACACCGACGAGGGACATGTTTCCGGCTACGGCGGGAACGTTGACCTCAACTCTTTCTACGTCAACGCCAACTACTGGAACTGGCTCGCAGGGGGCCAGGGGGAGGATGATGAACTCATGGCTTCTGAGGCTGTGACTCTTCTTCAGCAGATTCACAATGACCTGACCTACGGTGAGGCCGGGGTCAAGCAGGCTGGGCATGTTATCTACGCGATCGAGAAGGTCGCGGAGAAGGTGGACGCCCTGGCCGCGAAGGTCCAGATCATCTCCGACGCGGTGACCCCAGGCAAGGAAGGGGTCAAGTTCGACGGAGAACTCTACAACCAGGTTAAGGAGTCCCGCAACTCCCTCGCCCGCATCGAGAAGCAGTCCGCCGAGGCCAAGGCCGCACAGGCCGCAGGCATCGCCTGACCCTACCAAGAACCCAATCAAAGCAAGGAGATAGTTATGGCCGATGTTGCCACCACCTCCGCGATCGGCGCCGTCGTCGCCGTCGTATGGCCCCTCGTCCAGGCCTGCCTCGACAAGCCCTCCTGGACTCCGGCGAAGCGCCGGGCCCTCGCCCTGGCCGCCGCCGTCGTTATCGCTGCGGCCGCTTGGTTCTCCTCGAACCACCCCCAGCAGTGGGCTCTCCTGGTCGCCCAGGCGGCCGCCTACGCCGGCTTCATCCAGACCGCGTTCACTGTCCTCAAGGGCGTTAAGGTTAACGGCAAGTCCTTCCTCGACTGGGCCGGCCTCCTGACGCCCGGCGGCGAGGCACTCACCCCTAAGGACGCGGAGTAATACAAAAGGAGCAGGCATGAGCGACGGGTTCTCTGTGGACATGATCCTGCGATCACCCGACATTCTTGCCGCTTCGATCGCCCTCCTCACCGGCATCCTCGGACTGGCCGCCACGCAGGTCAACTCCTACCGGAAGCGGGTCGAGGAGGGCATCCTCGGTCTCGGCGCCAAGATCGCCAAGACCGAGGAGCATGCCCAGGCTGCGGCCGACGGGGTCAACAACACTCACTCGGTGAACCTGCGCGACGACTTGGATGCGAAGTTCCAGACGGTCTTCCGTCGCCTCGACGTGATGGAGGAGCAGCGCCAGAAGGAGGAGGAGGCTCGAGAGTATCGGGATCGCCGGGTCGAGGCCCAGGTGGACGGGCTCCGGGACGACATCCACCTACTGACGGCGTCGGTGAAGGCAGTCCGGGAGTCCGCCGAGAGCGACAGTGCTGGTCTTGACGTTCGTCTGCGTAAGATAGAGGAGCGGTCCTAAGCGACGCCCCTCCTCCCAATGTTGAACCCCCGCCAGGTTAGATCCCGGCGGGGGTTCAACTGCACAACACACCACAACCTGACCAGTAGGAAGGCCCACGACCAGGAGCAATGAGACCAGGTTACCCCTGGGCTCGGATGATGTCAAGCAGTTTCGTCTGCTTGATCGCGAAGACTTTCACCGTGTTCGATGTGGCCTCCAGGAGGGTGACCTTGCAGCACCCGAGGGGGTCCTGGTCGTCGAAGTCCACGAGGAGCTCGCTGTCGTTGAGGACCCTCCACGCCCCGCCGTCGATGACGAGGTAGTCGTCCTTCCGCAACTCCCCGGCCGTGACCGTCATGATCATATGACACCTCCAATCTTCAGCGCGATTCCTATGGTTGCGGCGACGCCGACGCAGATCAGGGCCAGGAGCCCTGAAGCGGTGCATGCCGAGGCGAGTTCGAGGACTGCATCGTCATTCTCGCCGCACTCAGAACGGGGGCTCGTAGCCTCCCGCTGCGGGTCGTCCACTCGGCGCACCTCCTCCGTTCTTGTCCTGCTTCCTCTGGTAGCCGAGGAGGCGGGGGAAGCGGATCTCGAGGGACTCTCCGCTGCCGCCGTCCTGCTTGCTCCAGACCCTACGGATGAGAGGTCCGGACACTGAGATGCGGTCCCCCTTCCGCAGGAGGTTGGCGAGCCACTCGTGCTCCTCGCCGAAGAACGCAACTGACACCCACAAAGGGTCGCCGTCGTCTTCAAACTTTCCTGTGTCCCGGTTCTTCCTGGACAGCGTGGCTGCCACTCGCATCTCAAGAACCGCGGTTCCCCGCGGCGTGTACCGCATCTCGGGGTCTCCGCCGAGGTTGCCGGTCAGGACTGCTTCAAGAGCCATGCGGGTCTTCTCCTTCCTGTGCTATAGTCTCTTCTCGAGAGACAGGTGTTCTGTGGCTATGCCTCATCATTCCTCCGTGTGGGGCTGGTTTCCTTTCTTCGTGTGTCTCATGGGGTCTCAATGCCCCCGGCGTGTTGGTCCGCATGCCGGGGGCATTCCTGTCTTCACTGGCTGCTGGCAGCGGGTCATGCGGCGTCCTCGATCTCGGCGGGGAGACCGCCGATGCCGTTGACAACATCCTGCCAGGGCCCGCCTGCGGCGGGGGCGAGGGACGCGATCACTCCGAGCATGTTCCCGGTGGCGACGCTGAGGGCGGCCCCATTGAAAGTTCCATCCTCGTCGTAGGAAAGGCGGCGCATGTACCAGCGGGCCTTGTCGAGGTCCTCCTGCTCGCTAGCGCCCGGCTTGAGGCCGGCCCTGGCGATGTACTTGACGACGTTGCCCTCGCAGAAGTTGAGCCGCTCGGTGACATCGATGACCTCAGGGTCGTAGGTCGCGTAGTGGCTCGGATGGTTGACGGCATCCTCTCTGGCGGGCAGGCCTTCGGTCCCAGTACTGCCGAGTCCACCTTCGCCACGGCTGGTCTCGGCCGCATTTACATCCGCTTCGACCGGCGTGGGGAACATGGCAGGAAGGATGACCAGCTGAGCGACGCGTTCACCAGCGCGGAGAATGATCGGCTCGGAGCCAAGGAGGGCCGTGAGCGTCAGTTTGAGGTTGCCCCGGTAGTCGCTGTCGATGATGCCGATGCCGTTGGGGATGATGGCTCCTCGGGCGCCGAGGCTGCTTCGGAGTGCGAGGATGCCGACATGCCCGTGGGGGACGGCGACCCTGTAGGGAAGGTTGACGACGGTGATGCTCCCGTGGCGGACGACAATGTCCTCCTCGAGGCTGAGGTCGAGGCCTGCGGAAGAGGTGGTGGCGCGGACTGGCTGCCTGACTGTGTCGCTGGTGGTCTGCATGCGGATGGTGTTCATGGCGTGGTTCCCTCCTTAAGGATTGCGATGAGGTCTGCGACGGTCATGGTGACCCACTGGCAGTCGGGGGCCGACCGCCCGTGGCGTTTGTGGATGATGATTCCGGCGGCGGCTCCCAGGTTGTCGGCCTCGGTGTGAGCCTCATGGATCCACCCAGCGAGTTGGGTGCGGGTGACGTTCTTGCATTCGATGGCGATGGGGCGGCCGTCGGATGTGGTGACGCCGCCGATGTCGCCCTTGTCCTTCGCTCCGGTCCTGACCTTGCGATCGATCCCTCCACCCAGGCGGTCGTTGAGGTGGTCGGCGATGACTCTCTCGAACCTGCTCCCGGCCTGTTTGGCGCTCGCCCTACTCCTGGGCATAGCTTCTCCTTTCTTTCGCCCAGAGGGCCCTCCTGTGGGCCTTCTCGGCCTGCTTCTCCCGCTTGATCGAGAACCAGTAGCACGTCTCGCACATGCCGTGGGCCCCGTAGCGGGGGAGGTCGGGCCATTCGTAGGCAGCCACGTAACTCCGGACCCTCATCATCCGCCCGCACTGCTTGCACTTACGCAGCTTCGTTCTTGGTCTCATCGTTTCCGCTTCGCCCCTTTCGGCCTGGCTTCCGGGTCGTCGATGTCGTCATCCCACGCCCACAGTGACGGCCACTTGTTGGCCATAGCGTGGGATCGGACGATCTCGGCATTCTTCCCCATGGGCGGCGTGCGCTTCGCCAACTCCTTGGTAGCCTTGCGGACAGCCAGGGCCGTGGTCGCCGCCACGCCGTCATGGGTCCCGTACCGGATCTTACTCAGCCCGGACGCGGTAAGACCGGAAGCCTTGGAAACATCTTCAAGGCTCCAACCTATTGCGGCCAGGCCTTGAAGCCTCCTCCTCGTCCCGGTCGCGTCATGCAAGTTCCGCTTGATCGGGTGCGGCGTGCAGAACGCCGGCACGGGAACCTTCTCGATCGCAGTCCATGTCCGATACTGGACCATGGAATGACCACTGCCGTACCTGAGCTTCCTTACCGTCTCGTAGGGGATGCCGGACCGGTCGGCGATGTCCTGCAATGACATGCCAGTCGAGAGAAGCCGGACCCTCCTGATCACGGGGCCCCGGGGCATCCTCGAGGAGGACGTCCTGCTCCGCACGGCGACGGCCTTCCGGTACAGGCGGCGGGCCCGCTTGCACTCGTCGCACCTGCACCCGCATACTTCGTACGCGCGCCACGTCCCATGGTCATGGGTGGTGGAGTGCTCGCACCATTCAACAGGCCCGGTCATTGCTGACGATCTGGTGGGAGATGTCGATGAGGGTCTGCGCGAGGAGTCCCTTCTCGATCTCTACGCAGGCTACGACATCCGATCGGCCGCCCGTGATGGTGGGCGAGTTGACGTGCTTGGCGATATCCAAGTCTCCGACGATGTCGGATGTGACGCTGATTCTTACGAGCACGGTGGGGTCTCCTCCTTGTCTCCCGCGTCTGTCAGATAGTACATGTTGCCGTCGGCGTATCGAATGGGAACCTCTCTCGGATCGGCCCATTGAGAGATAAGCCACCCCTCATCCTTGGCGTGGACCCGGTCCGCCTCGACCCTGCCGTGGCAGCCGGTCGTCCCCGTCCCGCACAGGAGAACCAGATTCGACGGCTTGTTCACCGCCGGATCCTTGGTGCCGCCCATGCCCCTCGGCTTCCGGTGGTGGACGCTCGCAGGCATCGCACCAACCTCCATCCCGCAGATGACGCACCGCCACCTATCCCGCCGGAACACCAACTCCCTAACCTCCCGGTCGGGGCTCGTCCTCCGGGGAGCCTTGGCGGCGAGGCGGCGCATCCTGCGGTTGAACGCGCCACCTCGACGTAGACCGCTCACGGCACCTGCCTCCAGTCGAACTCGATCTCCTCGACCACGTCAGCCCAGGGCGCCTTGACCGAGTTGCCGCTGCTCATGATCACAGTCGTGTCGGCAGGGATGGCACACCGCAGCATGTGCCTCTCGCCTGACTGGACGGACAGCATGGCCGCCCGCACCGGGTGCGAGGCGAAGTGGAGCCCATGGTGGGACCGAGGTGACGCCTCCCAATCGACGCACTCGGTGCGCTTCCCGACCTCCCACCGCACCGGGTGTCCGTGACTGCGTCCCGTCTCCAGAACTCCGGTCTCAGGGTTCCTTGCGACGCACTTGTAGACGTACATGATGTTCTTCTCGAAGTTGATGTGCGCACCGTACGTCCGTGCCCAATCCTCCGTGGTGTCCCCGACGAACGGGATGGTACATCCATCTCCGCTCGGGGTGAGAATACGGGCGCCCGGACCCCGGTGTGCGATCCTGCTGGGGGACTCTGCGATCACTCGCGAGAAGTCGTGGGCCTCGATCATGCAGTACGCGTTGTTGGCCGCGTCCACATCCGAGCACTCGAACGCCAAGCAGTAGCACTTACCGTTCAGTAACGCTCGCGTCCTGTTCGCGGCGACCACCGTCCCACAGTCGGAGGCCGTGACCCGAGACATGCCCCCTGCGTACACGACTCCGCACTCCCGGGCGAACAGGTCAGTGTCGTCAACGGCGCACACTGCACTCGTGTTGTGAATGTCGCACAGCCCTCGGGTGGAGGCCCACACGTGCTTAGCCTGTTCGATGAAGGCTTTCGCGTCGCAGTGCACGTTGAGATGCAGGTCCGGATGTCCGCCCCGGAGTGTGGCCTTATCGGTGATGGTGACCTGCTGTGGGATGCGGTCAACGTCGGGCACCCTGAACTGACCCTCCCCTCGTAGGTAGATCATGGTGTCGTCCGGGGCCTTCTCTATCGCCTCCCGGAACTCCTTGGTTGTATGGCAGTTGACGACCTCGCCGTCGTTCTCGTTGTCATAGTCGTCAGGCATCTGCGACATCTGGTTCCTCCTCGATAATGACCTGACCGCAGTCGTGCGCCACGGCCGAGACTCCCTTCCTCACAATTACCGTCTCGCAGTTCCTAACGGCGACGCCGTCGGCTGAGAGGATGGTGACCCTCGGCGTGTCAGCGACGTTGACGTACCCGTCGGTGTCCACCCTCACGGATGCGACGTCCTCCACGGAGATCTCACCGCCATCGAAGACGGTGATGTGCAGGGGGAGGTGTCCACCCATGAGGGTCGCCTCGTCTCGAACGACAACCTCCGGGAACGGTGCGTCCCGGTGCGCGACGGGAATGACGTAGAACCCCCTCTCGTTCAGGACGAGCAGCGTCCCCTCCGGCTCGCACTCGAGGGCCTGCCGGAAGTCCCTCTGCGCGCGCACATGAACCACGTTCTTGTCAGACATTCATAACCTCCAATGCGTCTCGAACCGCCCCGCAACTCATGGTGGGGAAATGGATCGTCATAGAGTCAGGCCAGCGTCCGCGCAGAATCTTCCCACCGTGCGTGCCGTCGTCCCGCCTGCTGACAATAGCTCGCAGAGGAGTCATTCCGATGAAGGACAGTAACTCACAGGACGTGCCCCCAGGGGGGTGGGGGAACGGGGGGAAGAGCGGGGGGCTTTTCGTGTACGCGCGTATGGAGAGGTACGGGCGCAGGGTAGAGGCGGGGGGGGGGGGGGGGGGGGGCGCCTTTCTTAGGACG